CGTCTGGACGTAGGTTGGAGGCCACTTCTGTAGCAGCCTCTATTGTAAGTGGGTGAATGTAATCAGACACGTTTGTAAAATCTAGTTGTGTAGTCTCCTTCCCAAGACAATGCTCTCAACGTAGCTGGGGCGGGGTGTGATGATCTAAGAATAACATCAACATTTGTGTTTCTTTCGTATACAGGTATGGTCTGTATAAACTCATCGAGGTATGGTGCATCAGACACATCATACTCATCTAATTGTGTAGACTCGTATACTTCTGTGTAGTCAGATTTACCAACTCTTTTAAGTGTAGTCTCATATAACCCAATCTTACCGAAATGTATTCTAAGTCTATGTAGGACTAATGAAGAGTTTACATCAGCTCTAGTTTTTCCTTGTATAACTGTACTAGGGTAAAATCTAGGAAACTTAACTTCGTATGGGTATACATAACCTATGACAAGGGTAGCACTAGACCAGTTACCTACTACAGTAAGTGTAGTTCCTGACGCTGTAGGTTTTGCATACCTACCTACTCTAGATGCGGTGTTGTTTGTATCAATAATTACTAAGTCGTGGTTAGGTGTTGTAACTGAGTTTAGCCACCCCACACCACTGAAGGTTGTGGTATTCGTAGCTGGGTCAAAGTTACCGCCGCTAATAGTAGTATGATTATCCACATGTAATAAGAACTCTGTTTCATCTTGTATTATACTTGGATCGTTTTCTGTCTGCACTAGCTTTATACTTTGTAAATAGTAGTCACTATCTAAAAAGAAGTATTCGTCATTTATAATAAAATGATATATTAATGGATTATTTAGTTTCCATTTAAACCATGCAGCCTGTTGTCTTTGCTCAGATACTTGAAAATATTTATAACCAAAGACAATATCTGAGCCAGTCTTACCCATCAATATCATAGAGTTTTCTCTAGAGTTTGTAAGTAAGTCTACGTCTTTTGGTAATAGTGTAGGTACAACTTTACTGACTTCAACTATAGCCGGCTCACCCTCTCGTCGTATGTTTGCCATTTCATTGAATCGGCTAAACTTGCCAGAGTTATCTAGGTAAGCTATTGTAGTGCCTAACGATATAGGCGGTGTATCTGCGTTATAGTTAAATGTTGATATGCTTCGCAGCTTCGCTGTATCAGGGTTTAAAACTGTATCATCTGATGCAAGTAGAAACTGTTGATTTGTACTAAATACTACCAAACCTGTATTAGTTTCTATACCATCAAACAGCTCAGATGGGAACATAGATGCAGCAGATATATCAATAGGATCACTGGCTGATATTGTAAGTGCTGTTTCTATAAAGAAATCAGGTTTACCTAAAGTTCCCGGTCGTGATGTTATTACGTTTTCTCCTGACAGGAGTGCTAGCCTGTTTCGGAAAAACAGTACTTTATTTATTCTACCAACAAAAGTATTACTACTTGATTTAGGCAGGCCATCACTGGTTTGTATAAATGATGGAAAGGGGTTGGTAGTGTCGTCTCCTACACGTCTGTCTTGATACGTAAACTGCTTAATAGTAAAGGTAGCTACTTCACTAGATGTGCCTTGATTAGTTATACCTGTACGTTGTATAACCAAGGGCATGCCTGTTAGAGTTTTAGCTATACCCGGTGCTGCACATTCAGACCAAGAACCAGATCCGTCTTTATCGTTTTGACCATCAAATCTAAGGTAATAGTCATCCTCCTCCGCACGTAAAGCGTTGGATACTTTTACTATATACCCATCTTTACACTGATTAGGTAAGTTCTGTACATCGTTTACAGAGGATTGAAAGGATCTCATTAGATCATCCTCTACAACTTCTAGCTGGAATGGGTTAGAACTAGAAAAGTATATACCGTTACCTATGTGCTTACCAGTTATACCGCTAGGTAAATCAGCTAGAATACCACCAATAATAGTATCAGCAGTAACAGCTGTATCGGCATCAAAAGGTGTAGGCTCTGGTCGTATAACGCCATCACCATTAGAAGAGGTATTAACTGTAGCATTTACTGAGGTAGATTCGTGATCTTCTACACGTATTGTGTAGTTAAAGTTTTGTGAAGCAGAGTCTAGTGTTACTGTAACAGTATCTCCTGTAATCCAGCCTTCGCCGCCATGTAGTAGTACAACCTCTCTATTGTAAGAACATCTGTAGTTATCACCATCTGGGCCGTCGCTACTAGCACTATAGTTAGGACTAACGCCTTGTTGCCCTAAAGTGTTGATTCTAAATATTAGATTCTTCTTAGAACCTTGGTCTATGCTAAACACCTGTGTACCTATACCGGGGCAATGACCTGTACCATCTGACTCGTCTAGTGTGTCACTTTCTATTTTAACACGTGTAGCTCGTGTAATAGTTGTAGCTTGACTGTTATTTCCATGTAAGTTTATACCATACTGTCTACCGTTTTCTGTACGCAGTAATTCTAAAAAACCAAAGTGAGTATCGGGGGTAGTTTCTGTAGTTCCAGTGTGACCTACGGCTGTATTACTATTAGTAGTGTCACGATTGTTAACGAATGTTGTATCGTTAATTGTTAAGAATTGTAAGTTTTCTGGACTGGCTGTTGTTAGATAATTTTGTATTGCTACCTGTCCGCCTGTGCCATGTACTATAGTTTGAGGGGCTCCGGCATTAAGACCGCTAGCTTTCCACATTCTAAGCAGACCATTAGCGTCTATTTGACCTATATAAGATCCTTCAGAATCGTCACGAAAATAATGAAACCACGAACCTCCATTCTGTACACCAGTTAGCTTGTCAGCTCCAACTCTTTTAGCACCCGGCCTTTTAAATAGACCTCTGGTTATGTCTGGTATTGCGTTTGTAACCTCTGAAACTTGACCGGGAAATTTTAGTTGGTCAGGCTGTTCTGACATTCCTAGTGAGTATTGAGGTATAGTTTGTGTTATGCCTGCCATTAGCGTCTTCTTAGATTTTGGAAGGGTTGATAGGTTCTATAGTTAGTGCCATCTTCAAAGCCCATCATGCTGTGATCGCCTTGGTTGCACTCGTACTCCATGAGAGCTGCGCGAGATAAAGCCTCTTGCTGAGCTAGTAACTTGACAAGTTGTGGGTTAGTAATAAGTTGTGTGGCTGCTGTTCTTGATGCTCTATATGTTATGTATCTTCTAAATGCGATGGGTAGATCTTCAAAGCTGTATAAGCGTACAACATCTAAAAACACACTACCTGTAAATACATCAGTATGTTCATGCTTGTCGTATAGAAACCCATTACGACGTACGAGATTCTTACTTCTATCAAAACGGTTATCGTGTAAATCCATAGATAGTATATCATTACCTATAGCAATTTTACCGTTTATATCTATAGCAAACTCTACGTGCTTTTCTGTGTTAAAGTGCCACCCCTCTGCCTGCGTGTCTACGTTGGCATCGCGGAGTAGATTGTAAATTACTGATATTTCTGGGTTGTCAAAGTTTAATACTGTTAAGGGTGATTGACCTATAGCCCCCAGTATATTATTTACTGCGGACAGTTCTGTGTCGATGTCAATAGTTGTGGAAGCCAT